ACATGTAGATGGAGCCGACGGGATACACGTAGTCCAGCAACCCCATGTTTTCTCTGGCCTGGGCTTGCTGGGCACTTGTGAGAGACTGTGCGGCAGAGTACCGCACGGCCCCCAGAGGCACGTTAGTTGTGCCGGACGCGACGTCCACACCGTCAACAGAGCTAACCGTACCCGCGCCGTCAAGGCCCTGATACACATCAAAGGTCCCCACGACCGTGCCGTCCTCCAGGAGCATCTGGTATACGTCGGTCGTGCCGGGGCTACCGTCGCCGGAGATCCGCACGATGGACCCGATGGCCTCGCCCTGATCGCCCTGTTCGCCCTTCCAGTCGAACCAGGTATAAGACTGGTAGGAGGTGGGCGCGGTGGAAGAAGTGCCGGAATAAATGCCGATCCAATCATCCGGCTGGTCATAGATCTGGCTGTCTGCCGTCGGCCTCTGGGCCGCATACTTGATCCAGAGATACCACGCTTGACCGGTATCGCCCTTGAGGCCGTTGGTCACGGTGAAGGCGAAGGTCGTGGTGTCTGCCAGGGTGATGGTGTAGGTGTCGATCACGGGATTTGTGCCGGAGGATCCCGTCTTAACGATGCTCTGGATGCCGCCGTGACCATCGGCGAAGGACACCAGCCAATTCTCCAGGATCTGGCCGGTCAGCTTCTTGGCTACGCCGGTCTGCTCCAGGACAAAAAGGTCGCTGGAACCCACAGCAGACGCTGCGGTCAATTCGGATATACTTTTATCTGCCATCGTCGATCACCTCGTCTTTGTCTGTCTGTGAATCGAGCGCAAAAGCTACGCTGTCCAGCGTCGCCACGCACCCGATTAATTTATCCCAGTCGTCAAGTCCTTTTAACTCCCCACTGTCCTTAAACAGGCCCTTAAGGGTAGCGGAAACTGCTTGAAGCTGCTGCACGATTACATCCATGTTAGGTCCTCCATATCAGCCATGGCCCAGCACATACACTGTCTGGTTATTTCCATTCCAGTCCTTATAGTTTAAGGCGTAGGAGTAAAAATTAGCGTTTGCCACCGTCAGGTAGGTGAATTTTCCATACTTGGCGGTGTAGTCGTTGTTATCGGCCATGCTTTTGAAATTATATCCGCCGCCAGCGCCCCCGGTCCAGTAACTGCCATTTGAGTAGGCACTTTGCGCTCCCTGCCGCAGCACCGACGCGCCAATGCTGGAGCCCCCCACGCGCAGGGTCCCGGTGAGTTCCATGTTATTAGCTGATACATTGCCGGCTGCGGTCACCTTAAACGCTCCCTTTCCAAGGGCGACGCCATCCGTGCCGATGTAGATCCCGTTGTGCACCGTATCGTTTAGGCCAGTCATCCCGTTGTAAATCGCGGTTGCTTTGATTGAGAACCCTGCGGATCCGTTGCCGATGTAGCCCTCCCGGGCTGTGATTTTTCCATCAATCTCAGCGCCGTTGGCATTGACCCGCATCACCTGGCGGCCGTTGGCGTACCAAGTGTGGGATGTGTCACCCATCAACCAGCTGAAGGACGTCTGGCCCTCCGGGCTCTCCCGCGAGACCTTGGCCTCGATCAGGCCGGCCTGGATCAGCAGAGAGGCCCGCACGTTCCCGATCTCACGCGTGAACTTGCGCTCCTGGGGGCTCTTGTACTTATACTCGTGGTTGATCTCCTCGTCGTGCGGAGCGGCCACGTCGGCCTGCATCAGCTTGCCAAAGGTCCGGTCGCGCTGATAGATGCCGCTGTAATAGCCCTTGATGCTGACGCCGTCGCCGATCTCGGCCGCCGGATCCAGCAGGGTGCCCTGCGCATAAAGCGGTTGATACTGATACCCGGGCAGCTTGGCCAGCAGCTGCTCGGCCAGCTCCTGAGTCCCAAAGGGGTCGTTAAACTCCAATGTCCGGCCGGTGTCGTCGCCGGCTTCCACGACGGTGTCGTCGTCCACATGGATCACGACCTTGGAATAAGGCTGGAAGGCCGGGGCGACGTCAAGCGACGCCACGCGGCTCAAAAGATTAAAAATTGACGTTTCTGCCATATCTCACACCTTGATCCTGTCGCCGCCGAAGGTAATATAATCACCGTTCCGGTCGATCAAAAAGCTGGTTTCCTTTGGAAGGTCCAGCAGAGACACAAGCCGCAGCTGGCCCTGCTCGGTCATAATGAAGCACCCAAGATATTCGGCGGCGATGTAGCCCAGCATCTCGCGCAGCGTGTAGCCGGTCGGCAGTGGAAACGTGCGGCCGTCTGTCATAAGGTCGACCGTGCGGCTGTCAACAGAGACGCCGATCGTCGCCGCGATCTCCTGGACGATGTCAATGTCTACGGCCGGCCAGTCCAGCCTCGTCTCGGCGTAGTCCTGCTCGGTCAGCAGGGCCGCATCGAAGCCGTGCAGTGTGATCACCGGAAGGTTCTCGTAGCTGGCGGAGGTCTGCCTGGTGTCGATGTAGAAAACGCCCTGTTGAAGCCACTCGGACCGCAAATCCCCCGCGCAGGCGCGGACATAAGGCACGATCAACGCCATGGGCGGGATCTCGCCAGCCGGCTGCAGCATCTGCAGCTCGATCTCCTGTGCGATGACCTTGCCGATCTCGGGCTCGTTCCCAAACATCCTGGAGCTGGTCTTGAGGGAAAAGATGGTGCTCTCCGCGTAGCCGCTGTCCGGGCCAGTGCGGGAGACGATTATGGCCGTACCGCCGAAAAGGATGGTGTCCCCGGCCTCGGTGACCAGGTTGCCGCTCTCACCGATGACCACGGTCGCCTCAAAGTAGTGGTTAGGGTCGGCAACAATCTGCCGATAAAGCGCGCTTACATCCTGCATCGTCTCACCTCTGCCAGAGCTCCACAGACAGGCCGGACCAATACTCCACGCCGCGGCGATAATGGACAAGCAGGGAGGCCTTGCGGGCCTCGTACCGCATCTCCAGCGTGCGCTCGATGCCTTCGCTCTCGTCGTAGAAGGTCCAATCGACATAAGCACCGGACGCGGGAAACAGCTGCAGCACAGCTGCCAGCTGGTCCTTGGTCAAAGCGATAAAAGGGACCGTCAGGTGCCAGCGGTCGCGGATCTTCGCGGAGTAGTCGGTCCCGTCGATGGCGGTCATTTGGCCGCCATACTGCGGGACCTGCTCCACCGTGTAGCCGTAGCCGATCAGGTCGGACAGGTCGGTGCCGTTACAGATTGCTGTCATGCTACACCTCCAGACCGCATGGCGTTGCGCTGCCGGATGATCACGCTGTCGGTGATCTGCTTGCCGTCCATGTAAAAGTCAAATTTCATGGTACGAAGCGCCGTGATCAGCTGCTGGATCGCATCCGGCATCGTGCTGGACTGCACACCGATCGCGTCATAAGGCTGGACGCTCCGCAGCGAGGAGTCTGTCATCATCCGCACCGATGCGTCCACCGGGTCCAGATTGTCCTCGATGCCTTCCGCCATGCCGGCGGGGATCCACTGGCCAATCTGGTCCGCAAAGACCTTGGACGGCGAAGCGATGCCCAGGAAGCGCTTGGCGCTGTCCAGAGCGCTGGCTGCGAGATCTCGCAGTGCGTTCCAGAGAGCGGACCCCATAGAGGCCAAGCCGTCGATGATGCCGCGCACGATGTCAGCGCCCAGGCTCATCCAGTCCACGCCGGCAAAGGCGCCCTTTACCGCGGAGAAGATCTCCGGCACCTTGGCCAGCAGATCCGGGATGCCCTGGATCAGACCGACGGCCAGCTGCAGGATCAGCTCGACGCCGGACGCGATAAAGCTGGGGGCGTTCTCCAGGATCACGTCGGCCAGACCGAGGATCAGCCCCGGCAGCTGCGGCCCCAGCTCTCCCAGCATCTTGAGGACGTTGTCGGCAAAGCTGCCCACGGACTCAGTCAGGTTGGCCATCGCCGTGTCCAGGCCCTCGCCGGTGGTCAAGGCTGCCATGACATTCTCCCAGGATGCCTTGACGGCGTTCATGGACCCGGTGAGAGTCGTCTTGGCCTCGCCTGCAGCCACGCCGGTCAGACCCAGCTCGCCCTGGATCACGTGGATGGCGCTATAGACGTCGCCCAGGTTGTCCAGGTTGTACTCCACGCCGGTGATGGCCTTGGCGTCAGCCAGCAGCCGCTCCATCTCGGACTTGGTGCCGCCGTATCCCAGCTTGAGGTTGTCCAGCATGGTGTAGTTTTGCTTGGCGAAACCTTGGTATGCGTTCTGCAGATTTTCCAGCGGCGTGCCCATCTTGGCGGCGTTATCCGCCATGTCCAGGATCGCCGTGTTGGCCGCCTCGGCCGCTGCTGCCGTGTCGCCGCCATAGGCCTGCTTTAGCGCTGCGCCGAAGCTGACGGCCTGCTCGGCGTAACTGTTGGCGGAGATGCCCGCCTGCGCCGCGTCCATGGCGTAGCGCTTGGCCGCTGCGGACGCGTCCTCGTAGATTGTGTCCAGGCCGCCGAAACTCTGCTCCAGATTGCCGCCGGCCTCAAAGGCGGACTTGATCGTGCTGCCGATCGCGGCGCCGATGCCCAGCTTGGCGACACCGCCCAGCAGTTTCTTGCCGAGGCCCTCGCCTGCTTTTTCGGCCCCGCCGCCGCCTCCGTTGAAAAGCCCCTCGATCTTGCCCTCGATGCCTGGGGCCTTTGGGACTATGTTCACATATGCGTTGCCCAGATCAGGCACGCGGATCGCCTCCTATCATGGACGCCCTCCAGGCTTCAAAATCTTCCGCCGTATCAAACCCGCCTGTAGCTGCCTGCGCTTTGCCACGCAGAACATCCACAAGCAGCGGGGGCCGGTTTCTGCCCTTGTGTCCGTCCTCAGTGTTTTGCCAGACCAGAGTCCTCACCGCGTCAGCGATCTGCGCCAGCAGGACCGTGTCCAGGCCCGCCGGGGCTCCGGAAAGCACCTGCATGATCCGGGAGGATTGCCGCAGCCCGCAGGCCAGCCTTGCCGCCTGCCGTGCCGGCAGCGCCCTGTAGTCCAGGACGTGGTAGGTCTCGGCCATGTCGCAGATCAGCGCGTCCTCGTCCGTCGCGATCATCTGGGCCAGCCGGATCAGTTTTTTTCAGCGCCCCTTGCCTGCATGATCTCCTCCAGCGCCTGCTGGAGATCCGCACGCGGGACTCGGCCCTCGTGACTCTTTCCAATGTGCTCGTAAAGCGCCTTTTTCATGTCTGCGCCCAGGAGCATGGTCAAAAGCTGAGAGGCCCCGGCGATCTTATCGAATCGGGGGGCCTCCGGGTTGACCACCACGGCCAGCACATCGACAAAGCGCATGTCGTCCAGGCGCTCCTCGTCGTACTCGTACTCAAAGCCCGTGGACGTTGTGCCTCTGATCATGTCGTGCCCTCCTTAGGTGGCCTGTTTGATGTATTCGTAGTGGGTGTTGCCGGAAGCGTCCGGCAGGCAGTCCAGGGTGACCTTGTAGCCCACGGCCTCGTCGTCTTTGTAGACGATGTCGCCCAGCTCGCTCAGAGAGCCCTGGGGGATCACAATGCGCTTAAGGGCACCGCCGCGCAGGGCCAGATCCATCACATAGACGTGATCGTCCAGCGCCTCCGCGTTGGCCACCACCGCGATCGTGCCGGCGGACGTGTCCACGGTCACGTTATCCGTGCCGTAGACAGTTTCCAGCACGTTGGCGTTGAGGCTCTCCAGGAAGGTCAGCTGGAAGGTGTCCGGCTTTTCTGTGCTGACGATCAGCACAGTCTGGCCGCCCCACGCCCGGATCTTTTCAGTCTCAGGGCCGTTGGCGTTGGTCACACCATCCTCGGAGACGTAGCCCATGTCGACAAAGGCCGCCGCCAGGTTGGTGGTGGCATCGGTCGGGAGGGCGGTGCCGAGGGGCGCCCGATAGATCGCGCCGGCCACCTTGGGCTTACCGGCGCTTACGTTGGTAACAGTAGGCATTTAGCCGTACCTCCTCTTAGTCGTAGTAGACGACGTCAAAAACAGCCTGATACCGCGGCCGCTTCCGGCTGTCGTCCATGTAGTTGTAGTCCGTGTCCAGGTCGCAGCTGCTGACGCTGTCCAGCTCCACGCTGGCAGCCATGGCGGCCTTAACCCGGTCATTGAGCTGGGCCGCCTGCTCGATCGTAGGCGCCCAGGACTGGACGGCCAGCGTGGCGGCGTCGATCCGGTTGGCGCGGCGCCCGCCGGTTTTCTCGACGGTCACCATTGTGGCCGGCGGATCGGGCGGGATCGCGCCGTAGACCGGGACGCCCAGCTGCTCGCCCAGATATGCGATTATTACCGGTTCGATCATAGCTTGACGCCTCCTGCCGCTTTCAGCAGCGTGTTGTTTTCGCTGTTCTGACGCCTGGCCTCGTAGGTCTCAGCATGGACCGCGGCGATGGCCACAAAGCTGATCGGGTGCGCGGACTCGACCTCGTAGCCGGACCCCGCGGCAGACGCGATCTGGTTGGCGGCAGAGTTGAGCACCGCCTGCATCTCGCCGCTTTTCATCAGTGCATTAAGCCCCGCCAAATTGAGCTTGAACGTGGTTTTAGCCATCTCGCGCCACCCGGACCTTCTTATGCCAGGGCGTGGGGATGTTGGCCTCAATGCCCTGGATCGTCATACCGAACGTGCGATAACGCTGGCCCCAGAACTCCACGACCGTGTCCTCCCAGACATGCTCGTCGCCCTTGGGGATCCCCAGCATGTACTCAATCTTTTTGCCATAGAGCGCGATCGAGCTGTCGATCTCCTCGGTGGTGGGCTGCCCGATCAGCACGTTGCCCACGGTGACCGTGGAGTCCGCGTAGATCGGGGCGTTGAAAGAGTCCACGCCGGTCTGGATCCTCACGTGCAGGATCACAGGGACGCCGGTCATGTGGTCGCCTCGGCTTTCTTCGGGGCCAGCTCCTGCACCGGGCTGTAGCTGCCGATGCTGTTGGACAGGCCCAGCAGCTGACGGTCAGCCTTGCCGATGTAGAGCTCGCCGGTGCTGCCGCCGGAGACGGTCCAGCTCTGGGAATAGCCCAGGCCGCTCATGCTGCCCTGGCTCGCGCCGATCGGGTAGCCGCTGGCAGATCCATCACCCAGGGCGCGGATCACCATCCGGCAGCTGACGACCTTCTTGGCTGATTCCGGAGCCGAGGCCGCCACGGCGTCGATCATGGCGGCAGAGTCATCCAGGAGCACGCCACAAACAGACTTCTCGTCCTCGGACATGGTCCGGACCATTCGTGCCTGGACGTCCTCTACGGTTGCATACGCGGCCATGGGATCACCTCATTTCTCAGCCGTTTTCTTCCGTGCCGGCTTCTTGGCCGGCGCCGGCTTTTCCTCCACAGCGGGAGCCTGCGCCAGCTTGTGACCGGCTTTCAGAAATTTATCAACGAGGTCAGCCGGGACAGACATCTCTGTCCCGGTGACCATGTTGATCATCCGCACGTGCTCCATCAGGTGGTGGCGTCGGTCAGGACGGCGAAGCAGGAGGTATCAGCACGGAAGCCGACCTCGATCTCCGCACGCACTGCGAACATGTTGTGCTCCCAGAGGTTGACCTGGTCGTCGCCGATGGTGAGAGAGGTCTGGTCCGCAAAGCGGATCTGCACGCCCTCGACCGTGCCATACATGGCCTGGGTCCAGTCGCCGGCGATGCCGACCTTGTTGGGAGTGCCGGCGTTATACGCGCCCTTGGACAGGACGGTGCGAGCGCCGAGGATCATGGGCACAGCGCCCTCGGACACGTTGTTGATGAACAGCGGACGCTGATCACCATCAACAGCACCCAGGAGGATGCCCTTGCCCTGCGGGGACAGAACGATGCCGTTCATGATGCCGCCGGCGGTGGCGATAGCGGAATCAGCCGCTACCAGGCCAGCGTAGGCGTGAGTGCCGCCGATGCCGGCAGCAGTAGCACCGCCAAGGGTGTCGAAGTTGGAGCCGGGAGCGCCGGAAGCCGCGCCGAACACAGTTGCGTCGAACTTGGCAGCCAGAGCCAGAGGCAGGCGAGCCACGATGGCGTCGTACAGGCTCGCAGCGTCGCGCCGGAACTCGTCAGAGAAGGGCACGATCACGGCCAGCTTGTAGGCCTGCATGATCTTGGTGGACAGACCGGGATTGGAAACGGGCTTCGCGCCGGTCTCCTCGACCCAGCCCGCCTCGGGATCGCCGGTGATGACGGGGATGGTCAGACCGCGACCGGGCAGCGCGATCTGGCGAGCCAGCTGCATGACCGCAGACTGCTCCTGGGTTTTCTGCATGATTTCCTGCGCGACCTCGGTCGGCAGGGCGATGTTGGTACGATTGGTAGAAATACCAGCCATTTCAAAAACTCCTTTCAAAGGTTATCTTTGGCCCACTCCGCGAACTTGTCGCGGGCCTTCGGGGCCTGATTGTTGTGGACCTCGCCCGCATCCTTGATCACCGGATAGCCGGTGCTCTGGGCAAAGGCGAGGATGCTGTCAGCTTGAGCCGCACAGGCTTCCTCTGTTTCCCCGGTCAGCAGAGTGGCCGGGACCTTCTTGTCGGCGGCCACCTTGTCGCGGATCTGCCGCAGGCTCTCGGCGTCTTTCATGCCCTTGAGCTCTGCCTGCAGGTCCTTGATGGCCTTATTGGCGGCCGCCAGCTGATCAGACTGGCCGCTGCCCTGCTGCAGCGTCTCGATCTGCTTCTGGGCGTCGGCAAGCTGGCCCTGCAGGCCGGCAAGGTCGCCCTTGGCGCTGTTGATGTCAGCACCGTTGATGCCCAGCAGCTTATCGATCTGCTCCTTGGTGGCATCGGGGAAAAGGTCGGTGATGTCTGTGCGTTTCATGGTTTCCTTTCTCTGCTACGGTTTGATGACGGGGGTCCCGTCCCCTGCAGCTGCGTGTTTTACGACCCGCCGGTCAAAAATTGGTATGAAAAAAGCACCCGGATCCGGATGCCTTAATCAGCGTTTATTTCTTCAGCCGCAGAGCTCTCCCGCTCCTGCCTCTTGGCGTAGGCGCTGCGCTTCTGTGCGTTGATCTCCTCGCTGTTTCTGGCGTAGGCCTCCCGGCGCATGGCGTTGATCCTCTGCTCCGGGGTACTGCCGTCCGCGCCGTAGTACATGTCCTCGTAGACCCGCGGATCGTATCCCTCCACCTCGCTGTCGTCAAAGCGGATCGCGTAGGTGCAGTCGCAGTTCGCGTGGATGTGCTCGGCGTGGCCGCCCCGGATTGCCTTCTTGCTGGCTCTCTGCCAGCCCCTGGAGGCCAGGGTGATACAAAATGCGCAGGTGTCCCCGACGGGGATCCAGGCCCATTCTGCGCCGTCTCGCAGCGCGTTCTGCATGGTGGTGTCTACGCCGGCCATCTTGACCAGGCGGCCGACAGACGCGGAGACGATCTCGCTGTTGCCGGTCTTAAGCGTCCCAACAACAGACCGCGCCACCTCTTGCATGGTGGCCGTGGCCGCAGGGACCGCCGGCGCCACGGTGGCTCCGGTCGCTGCCGCCAGGGCATCGTACATCTGCGCAGCGAGCTCGGAGGCCGCCTCGCCGTACCGAGTGGCCAGCCCGTAGCAGTAGCGGATCAGGTCGTCGACCTGGTCCGGGTCTATGATCTCATGCGTCGCCATGTACTTGAGTACACTCTGCGCCGCAGTGTCGTTGACCTTCCGCAGATCATCGATATACTTCCGCCAGGTTTTCCACGGTATCGTCATTCAATCCCCAGCTCCTCAAGGACGGCCTGCCCGCGGGCTCTCTGCTCCTGGGCCTTGATCCGGCGGATGTCGGCCTTATCAAAGCCGATCATCTCCAGGAATGTATCCGTCGTTGCGAAGTTTTCGCGGGAGCTGGCGATCTTAATCGCCGCATCCGCAGTGGCTGCCACACTGGGCAGGGCCGGGTTTTTGAAATGCGCCACAATGTTTCGCTGATCGTCGTTTAAGGCCTCGACGGTGGTGTTGTTGGCAATAGCCAGTGCCATCAGCGCGATCGTGCGCAGGCTGTCGCCGTTGCCGGTGTTCAGCTGCTCCGCCAGACCCACCAGGGTCTTGGTCTGGGCCTCGATGGCGTCGGAGCTGGTGGGATTGGCGTCGTTGACCACGCCGGTGTCGGTGACCGGCAGACCGGTGGCCGCGCTGAACTGCGTGGCCAGGACCCGGACCATCTCGACATGCGGCCCGATGTTGCCCTGGGGCAGCTGGCCGAAGCTGGGCTTCTCGCCGGTCTCCGGGTTGGTGGTGCTGGCGATGATGCTGCCCACGTACTGCCGGAATTTCTGATTGATCAGGGCGTCGTACTGGTCGTCCGTCACGCCCAGCAGATACTTCTGCGGGCTAGTGGCGAATTCCAGGCCGATCGTGGCGTTGGCGATCGTGCGGACATAGCCCTCGATCAGACGGCGCACCGGCTCCTTGATCCTGGACCGGCCGAAGGGCTTATCGCTGGTGGCATTCCAGATCAGCGGCTCCATCAGAGGCCTGCCCATCTTATGGGTGTAGTGCGTGGCCGTCCATTGCTGGTCGTTCCTGGCCAGGACGATCACCGCGTCGTCAGTGTAGTAGTTGATCAGGCTCGGCGTCCAGCTGTAGACGCTCTCATTGTCCGGAGCCGTGTCGATGATGGCAAAGCCGCAGCGGATCCGACCCTTGTCGCCGTCCCACAGGGCCGCAGATGTCTGCGGGCTGTGCCAGCGGATCTTACACCCAATCGCCGGGTCCCGGCTCAGCGTGGCAAAGGTGCAGCCGTACTTGAGCTCATCCCGGGCGGCCTTCATGTACTCGGCGATCAGCCGGTTGTTGAGCACCAGCTGGTCCAGCTCCTCGACGTCGTTGCCGTCCGCGCCGACAAAGCCGTCAAACATAGACCGCGCCGCCAGGACGTCCACACACTTGGCGCCCCACGCGCAGCCGATCTCCAAGCCGCGCATACCGTCCGGCAGCGCAATTCCCAGATTGACGTCCGCCAGGGCGATCTTGCCCTCGTAGTATTTATTCTTCTGTCGGTTCCCGCTCCAGTGGCTCTCATAAGCCGCCATGAGCTTCA